ATAACTTTATTAAAATGTTTAATAATTCTATGCGTTGCGGCTGGCAAGTCTTTTAAAACAAGCCTTCACCTCTGATTCCCATTTCAGGGTTCCAGTTTTTAGTTAGATTTTACATTATTCTCACGAATAATGGGGGCCAGGATTTTAACCCCATGGTACATCTCTAATACTGTCTACATTCTCTCTCTGACATATATATTTCTCGCATAGCTGCCATGCAATAGATGCAGTATCGACTACAATACTGTCATACATATCTCTTGCTTGCGGCTTACGCAGCTGTGTAAGAACTTTCTTAGCATCAGTCCAACGTAGAATTGGAACAGCACGAATACCGGCTAGCGCATTAGTTCCTTGTTCAAAGTTAAGAAACAAGGAACGTGGTAGCTGGCTGCCGAAAGTAGACTTTCCAGTTTTTGGTTGGCCATAAATCAGCAAGAACTTACCCTTTAAATCTCGAGAAATTTTAGAAGGTTCTAGATTAAAAATATCAATGTCTGCCATTTAACTCACCTCTTTATAAGATTAGATTTTATTCCCAACTATACTTATTAGAGGTTGTTGCAGACTTACTTACACTCTTTGCTCCATTACCGCTATTTTTAGCATCAATCTGAAGCTGTTCAATTGCAGCCTTTCTTACATTAAATGCTTTCTTAATATCAGCCGGATCATAAGCAAATTCTTCTTCCTTGCCCTGATCATCACCCTTTGTAATGATCAATTCGCGCACTGTACGAGTAGTTGTATCTGGCACGTCCTCGCCCCAAGAACTTTCACTATTAGAAGACTTATCTTCCTTAACAGTTACACGAATACGACCCTTAACATTAACTGTGTCATTAATTTCCCAATTACGATCAATAAAATCAACAGCGTCTGGCTGTTCAACAATAAAATCTACGACATCAAGCTTACCATTGTACTGGACAATGCCACCCTTAATGATAAGACGTCCAGTTTCATCTCCATCGCGATCCACTTCAGGATGCTTATCCATAATAAAGATATCTAGAATGAAAGAAGCCACATCGGCAGTTGCTCCAGTACTTACAAAAGAACTATTTACCTGCCATCCATTGATTAGCTGTCCGCTTTTAGATACAAAGTTATTTTCACGAAGATTTGCGCCGCTTAGACGAACTGTGTCAGCATTATCATATCCAACATTCTGAGCAGTTTTCATTTCCATAAGAGACTGAATCTGCTTATAACCAGGATTGGGCTTATTCGAATTAGTAAACTGTGCGGCAAACATACTTACAGGAATTTCGCTAGTTTCTTCCTTACCGCCATAAGTCTGTGTAACACGTACTGTTAGATTTGCTCGTAGATACTTTCTACCGTCACTAAGGGTGCCGTCCGCTACATTCGCATCAAGAAGCTTACCAACAACATTAACCTTATTCATTGCTTGTTCAAGAATATTTTTCATTTTATTTTCTCCTTTATACTTTTATTTTACTTCTTTATTATATTATAATTTAATTTTTATTATTAGTCAAGATAACAATAGGGCGGCTCCAGGACGGAACCGCCCTTATTTATCTATTAGGCGTTCTTCGCAGCGGCCTTTTCGGCGGCACGAGCTGCCTTGGCGGCTTCCTTAGCAGCAAGTTTTTCAGCCTCTTCTGCTACGGGGTCATAAGCTAGACCAGCTTCCGTAAGAGTTTCATGACGGACAGTCTTAATCTTGGCCTTGCGAGTATCAGTTGCAGGTTCAACTTCAATCTCTTCAATTCGCTCAGTAACAAATCCACGCTTTACTAGTCCATTGATACTTCCAGTTACTGCGGGTAGAGAAATACCTAGTGCCTCAACAATATCTTGCTTAGTTAGTTCTTCACCATAATGAGCCTTCATGTAATTTAGTACTTGTTCGCTGTTAATAGTCATAATTAATCGATCTCCTTTTTGTTTTAAAAAATTTTTTTTATTTATAAAGATGGGTAATTATTTTCTCTCCCGCTCTTTATGTACATATTATATCATGAATTTTTATTAGAGTCAAGTAATAGTTTTTTATTTTTATATAAAACTTTATTAGTCATCTACCAACTGTAAGTCATACCATCCGCTAATCAACTGCGAAGGGTAAAACTTAATCTCGTACTGATATTTGCTGACTTCTTTAGTTTCAATCTGCTCTACAATGTATGTTGTATCTTGCGAGAGATGTGCAAAGTTTAACACATATTCTCCTGGAGCCTTCTCAATCATAATATTCAAATCACCGTCGGAATCTGTACTGATTGATAACAATCCAGTAATTTGCATCATTGGTGTATCTGTTCGCGTATTCAATACCGTAATTCGTCTTCGGATATTAAAATCATCCGCTTCCCGTCTCAAGTTGCTTCTCACAACATCGCTTTGCGTACACGCGCTTAATAACATCATCGTCATAATCAATACAGCAGTAATTGCAATCTTCTTTTTCATATCATTTCCATTTCAAAAGTATTGTCTTAATCAGAAACAGGTTCGTATGTCTTTTTAAAAATATCCGGCTTACATGGATACTGTTCTCCATTAACTCCTGTAATAATCCAATCTCCAACATTAGCATGCATAATTCCTTCAAGGGTTTCAATGTCAAGTTCTTTATCAGTCTGATATGCTTCAATTACAACAGGTCTTTTACGATACTTTGCCATTACTTTCTCCTCTAGTCATTGTGTCATATAAAATTTATATACTATTCTTGCCCTTTTTACATTTATATTATAATAGAATTTCTTATTAAAGTCAAGTATCAGTTTTTTCTTCTGATTTAACTGCAAATAATTCGTTAGATAATGCTTGAATCTCTTCTTGACTATTTGTTTCATTTACAATCCGTTCCAGCTTCGGAATTGTATCAATTTTATAGCCATCTAAAGCCTTTTGTTCTGCTTTGATCTTATTATCTAATTGATTTGCAACAATAATTGCGCCAACAAGAAGCTTCGCATATTCTCTTTTCCCAAGTGTATTAGGATCAAAATCTTCCTTGCGCATCATATCATAAAGTTGCGCAAAATCATCTCTCATAATTTGGGCAGTTTCAATACCTTTATCATCTTGATGAGATTTATTTAATTCCATTACTTGCTCTGCGATAACTTCTGAAGCATGCGCAAGTTCGGTAAATAGAGTTAAGTAAGTTTTATCCATATTATACCTCACATAATTTCAATAGTAGTCGATGCATTACGAGCGTCAATAATACGCACTCCAGCGGTTACTCTATTTTGAATTGGGATTATATTAGTTTCAACAATTACTGCTTTATTGTTCGCAGAAATGAATAATTTCTCTTGTGATTCTGGCATTGCATAAACTAACGCAAGTTTTTCATCTTTTGTAGACATTACTTGCAATCCTTTTATTGCACGGCTAGTCAATGCAAAGTCCTCAATAGGAGTAATTTTACCTCTACCACCAGATGTAATTGTTAAGATACCTTTATAAAGAGTATTCTTTTTAACAATAGTTGCAGTTTGCACATGTTCTGTATCTGTAAGTTTAATTGCTTTTACCCCTCTGGAGGCGCGCCCAGTAGCTGAAATTTCTTCTAATTTATAGAAATTATAATTACCACTTGTACTAGCAATAAATATCTTATCTTCATCATCCATAGATAGATAAACGCCAATAAGAGAATCATCACTATCAAGCTTTACTGCTATAATACCTTTTCGTGCGCGGCTAGTATATTCAGAAATTTTACTTTTCTTTATATAGCCATTTTTACTTACAGTGATAAGATTATGATAAGCATTAAAAGATGTACTATCAATTAATAGCATAACATGTTCATTATCTTGTAGGTTAATTAATTCATAAATTGAATAATCATTATTAAAATCCAGATCACTTACTGGGAAACTATACATTCTACCCAAATTAGTAAAAGCCGCAACAGTACCAATATTTGTAGTATACAAAGTATTTATTAAATTTGTATTTTTTGGTGGCTTAATATTTACACCTTTACACCCACGCTTCGCACCTTGCAAGTCATCCTTTTTAACGAGTCTAAGCATATTGTTACTAAATAACATAATTCCAATTTCTTCTTCTTTAATATTTTGTTGAGATGTTTCATCTTCATTCTCAACTATATTAATGACTTTAGTACGCCGTTCATCGCCATATTTATCTGCGACTTCCTTTAAAATTTTAATTAATTCATTGTCTAAAGCCGTAGAATCCTTTAATAAGTATTGGCACCAATCAATTTTCTTGTTAAGTTCCGCCGCTTCTTCATTTAATTTTACAATATCAAGTTTAGTTAAACTAGATAGTTTCATTGCAAGAATAGCTTTGGCTTGCTCTTCATTAAAATCAAAATTAGATTGTAATTTTACTGATGCTTCTGTTGGGCTAGCTGATGAACGAATCAATGTAACTACTTCATCAATAATTGAATATGCTTTAATTAGACCATCTACAATATTTTTTCGAGCTAAGGCTTTGTCTAGATCGAATTGAATTTCGCGACGTTTACAAATATGAATATGTGCAATATAAGCTTCGCACGCTTGTTTCCAGCCAAAAATTTTAGGAAATCTACCTTGATCCAACAGCACCATATTAATTGAATACCAATATTCTAATGAAGTATCTTTATAAAGTTTTTCGATCATTCGTTTAGGATTCATTCCTTTAGAAAGATAAATACGAATATCTGCTTCTTTCTTAGTATGATCAACTACTTTATCAATTCCATAACTTTCATTATTATTAACTAATTCAGCTAATTGATCAATAATCGTATTTGTAAAGACGCTATAAGGTAGTTCAGTCGCTTGAATCATATTTTGATCTGGAATATATTTTAAAGTTGCTCTTAATCTAACAGACTCACCTTTTCCATTTTTTAATGATTCTTTTACCGCTGCTGCATTTGTAATAGTGCCGCCGCAAGGAAAATCAGGCATACAATATATTTCATCAAATGAAGCTTCTGGATTTCTAATTAAAGTAATTAAAGCATCATTTACTTCTTTAAGATTAAATGTAGGGACAGAGGTAGCTAAAGCCACTGCAATACCTGAGCAACCATTAACTATGTTCCAAAATCCAATTGATGGAAAGACGCTTGGAATCATTTCAGTGTCATCATAATTAGGATAATATTCATTACCAATTGCATCCTTCTTTAAGCCATCAAATAAAATATTAGATATTTCTGCTGCTTTCATTTCTACATAACGAGCCGCGGCATGACTATCTGGAGATGTTGGATTACCATAGTTACCTTGAACCGCTTCAAGCGGATAACGATAAGACCATGGTCGAGCAGCACGAATAAAAGTGTCATACATTGCGGCATCACCATGGACATACGATTGACTCATTGCGGCAGCCACGGACTTCTGCGCCTTCTGGTACTTATCCTTATAAGTTAGCTTGTTACTATACTGTGCATATAGTCCTTGCCGCAAACCGATTTTAAGCATATCACGCACATCGGGAATGGCACGCTCTTGTGCTACGGATGTAGCATAGGCTAAAAATGCGCTTTCAGTAGTTTTTTGGAAGTCTACTTCTTTAATCAATTGGTTCACTTCCTTTTCTTTCATTTATTATATTATATCATATTTTCAAAAAAAGTCAAATTTTATTCATTATTTCTTGCTATATTACCAGTTTTAGAATTAAATAATTCTTCATAGTTTACAACAATAGAATAATATCTTTCTTCTTCTGGCTCATAAAAATAATCACCTGGATTATCATCATAAGCAAATGTTGAAGCTACAATACTATATGGCCATCTATTAGCAAGTTCAAAATCATTATAAGTAATACTAGGAGGATCACTAATTCCGCAGCAATCTATTTTAAGTTTACGCGGATAATTTTTAATAAAATTTAAAAATTCTTGTTTAGACACTTTTTTACTAATAGGTTTAGCTGTATAAAAGAATTCTTGAGGTTTCATTTAATTCTCCTTAATTATTCATAATACTAAAATTAACATATGTTTTAAAAATCATCAATTACTTTACATTTTGTAATACTACAAATACATCCATATTTTTTTAGAGTAGTCTTGTAATAATTTTATTAAATTATCACAGCAATATGAACTATTATTTAAATAAAATTCAATTTCGTCCGTGCCCCACTCTTCTGGGAAATCCATCGGTAAATTTATTTTTATTTCTATATTCTTTATTTGTCTCATATAATAATTATTTTATAAAATTTAATTATTGTCAATATTCAAAAGTTCTGGTGCATAATGTTCTAATGCTTGAATTACTCGAAATACTGAAATTAATTCAGAACCATTTGTATACACTTCATCACTATCTTTAAAACTATTTTGTTTTAAAAAATCTGTAATTGTTTTAGGAAATTCTATACAATTCATTATTATATCACCTGTTCAAAATACTAAAATCAACATTTTCAAATAAGAAATCTCGTCTGCCCTCAACTTCTGGCCCCATTAGCATCATAATACTTTCAGCCGCGGATTCAATGTCATGAATTGTTAGAACTTCAAGCCGACGCTCAGTAGGATGAAGCATTGATTTCTCCATATCATCTGCCGAGAGTTCGCCCAACCCTTTTGCGCGTGTAATTTCCCAAGTTTCTCTACCCTTACGAATTTTAGCTAATTCTTCATCATTATAGGCAAATAATTTATTATTACCTTTTTCAATTTTATAAAGTGGTGCACGAAGCCAGCATAGTCTGCCTTCTTCAATAAATTTTGGCATCAACACATAAAATAGCGTTGAGATAAGGCACATAATTGAGAAACCATCGACGTCGCCATCTGTTGCGATAGCTACTTTACCATAATTAAGTTTTTTACTATTATACTTTTCTTGAATGCCGCATCCAAGTGCCATGATGATATCAGAAACTTCTTGATTTTCAAGACATTCATCAAGTGGATGTTTTAGAAGATTCTTTACCTTACCACGCACAGCATATAATGCTTCTTTATTAACATCGCGCGCTGGCATTAGACCACCAAGAGCACTATTTCCTTCACATATAATTAACATAGAATCTTGTCCATGTTTTTCACAATCCTTAAACTTATCAGAAGAAGTGATTTTTTGTTTCTTTTGTTCTACTTCTTTCTTTTCAAAATTAAGAACGGCATTTCTTGCCTTATCCGCGGCGGCTTCTGCTTTTTCAATTTTTTTAAGCATTTCT